TAGCTTGGCATCGCCTTTGGAGTAATTCTTGTTGCGTGCAAAGCGCAGCAGAACATCCGGCAGGTTGTATTTGTTAGTGATGTTCATGGCTTACTCTCTTCAAACTTCTCCATAGCCGCGAGCAAAAGTTGTAGGATGTCTGGGCGAGGGTCCTGAATGTAACGGTGAATCCAGAACATAACGTCCTCCGCCGCAATGATTGCTTCGTATAACCATCGGTCATGGTTCATCGCTCCCTCCGTTTAATCATCTCGTCCGCCACAAGGTATGCAATATCTGCAAAGGCAACCTCTGGTTTTTGGCTTGGTACCTGGCCCCACTTGCCTGCAAAGATGCCGGTGATTACGGCTGCGGCGAAATAATCTCTGAGGTGCATCCCTGCTGTGTTTGGTTCATGCAGGTGTCCTACGTCATGTGGGAATGCGTATTTTGTTTTAGCCATGATTCTTCTCCCGCAGTTTGGCTTCGATGGCGCAAGCAAAATTGCCCCAATGCGGCTCTTTCAAATGGATCTCTTGTATTTCCTCAGCACTCAGCCCAACCCATTCACGCTTTGGTGGTGCCGCATAGAGTGGATCCCAATGACGTGCGGGAGACCCGGCAGGGATCTTTCTACGAAAGTGTGCTGACCCTAGAAATTGCCATGCCACCGGCTTTCCGTCGTCCGCAGGTGTCTTTGCATTTTTGTTTTCACTCATCGCCTGGCTCCTATGTTGTAGTAGGCAGATACCCTTCTCACTATCTCTATGAAGTCACCAAAGTTGTGAGCATTCTTCAAGGTATCCATATCAATGGAATCCCATAGCTCCTCTGCCTCATCAAGCTTCATGGGTTCCACGTCTTCCTTGAGTCGCTCTAACTTGGCGATCACTTCCTTGAGCGTGTCGATCTGCTTCTGAATAAGTTCTGATGCCAGCATCTCAATATCCCGTGGGCATACCGGCATGCACCCATCGGCCGGCATGGTAGAAAATAAACACAAGGGCCAAGAGCACAATCACTCGGAGGGCGCCTGACCATCGGCCGTGCCAGGTCCAGTCTGAGACGGGTTGGTTGAGGTAGACGTTTTGGATCCAGAGCTGGTCGGGGGGGATTTCGGTGTGCCACTTGGCGACTGGCCTGACGTAACGACTTCCAATACGCGGCCTTTCTGGTCTAAGCGCGATATGACCTGCTTGATGGGTAGCTCTTGGCTTTCTTCTTCCGGTGATGTCCAGCATGGTTCTTTCTCCAGTTTGTACAGTTTGTAATTGATACGGAAATTCCTGCGCTGCATGTCGTCCACACGAATCACAACGTCCTTGGCGGTTGGCTTCTTAGGCCCGTCGTAAAACATGTAGTCAAGAAGCTTCTTGCGTAACCAGTCAGGATCAAGCGGCAGCCAGTTACAGAAGTTCGCCAGCCCATCACCAAAGATGAACTGGAAGGCGGTACGTGCATCGGTATGTAGCTTGAAGTCCTTGTGCTTCTTGGACTTGGAAAGCAAATCACCTGCGAGGATGGGCTGCTTACAGGTATCAAAGATGGCCACGTTAATAGCCGCCAGTAAGACACGTTGTTCAGGTATGAGTGGTAGGTTAGTCATTGTGTTCTCCAGTGAAAGAATGGTAACCTATGTTCACAACATATGGCAATATACATAGGAGGTATCCGACCAATGGCAATCAATAGCAGACAGAAGGGCCGGCGCGGGGAGTTGGAAGTAGCCAAGCTGATTTCGCAGGCATTGGATTTCCAAGTCAAACTGAATTATGACCAAGCCGCGGCGGGTGGCTATGATATGAAAGTATGGGGCTGGGCGGTGGAGGTGAAGCGAGCCGAGAACCCTGACTGGCGGGCATGGCAGCGGCAGGCTCTCACCAGTGCATGGAAGGATGGACTGATGCCGATCCTGTTCCATCGAAGGAACCATGCTAGGTACTGGGATGTGTATTTACCGATCAGTGTGTTTCTGGTGGTGTGGGGCGGCCAAGGGCCATTTGATGAGAATGATTGGATGCAGGTATCGTTTGAGGTAGCAATCGCAACGATGAGGATGACCCATGGATCCACGTATACGCAGGGCGATCGTGAACGACATGATCGAATCAATACCCCAGTCAGTGAAGTTACAGATCCGGCAGGAGGTGGCAGAGCGAACGGCCCTGGAGTTGCAGATCAGGTCCATCAAGCTGCTCGCTGATACACAAGCATTCAGTATGTGGCTCAAAAAAAACCCCGGCGAGGGTAGCCGGGGAAAGGTCTAAACAACCAGGAGACACAGCCATGGACATAGCTGTGAAGTTATGTTATCATGAAGTTGTTGTCGTAGCAGACAATGTTATGAAAGGCCGTTTACTCATGCTCTCGACCCTTGTTGCAAGACTCGGGTTCTGCTACCGAGAGCAGCAGTAAGCGGCCTTTTTGCATTGAACGCACGGATTGCAGACCAAAGTTAGCTGCAAGCCAAGTGGGACTCAGAACCCAGCCGAAACCGATAGCTTTGCGCAGCCAGACCGCTAGAAACGCCGCCGTAACTGCGCGAGAGGGCCACGGGGATCTGTCAAAAGCCCGACTGACATGAGTGACCTCGCAAGAGGGATGGAAGACCAGAGACAGGGGTGCGCGACACCGTAACTTCCATAGTTAGCCCATGCGTAGCGGCTAGCCGTTGATTCCGAAGACTCGTCCGGACGCATCAATGCCACACTAAACCCCTCTCGCAGGGGTTTAGGTGAGTATTTCCTCTTCAAACCGAGATCTGAACCGAATGCATACAGTAAGAAAGAAGAAAGAAGTTATAAATATAAACACGGAACACGGAACACGGATCTTTTTTTAAACTGTTCTAAAGGTTAGATCATGGCAAGGAAGGGTGTTGTATTTGTTGGAGCGTTGTGGACACGGTATTTGAAGAGCCGGATTGGGTATGCACAGAAGAGTGGCAAGAGCCCTTATGACCTGATTGTTCTGGCGGCTGCTAAGGATGGGATGTACAAGCCTCCTGAGATGACTACCAAGCAGTGGGTCAAGCTTAATGAGACAAGGCTAAGAGCTCTTGCCAATATGGTTAAAAAGCAGCAGGCCGATGCTACGCCGAACGAACTCTCTGCCCTGTGGAAAGAAAAGAAAATCAACCCGGCGTCTGATGCCTTTCTTGAAACTTACGAATGGCGCAAGGTGCGTATGGAGGCGCTGAAGAAATATGGCGCTAGATGCCAGTGCTGTGGTGCTACCGCGGCCGATGGTGTGCGTATCAATGTTGACCATATCAAGCCACGCAAACTCTTTCCCCATCTGGCATTATCGTTACAAAATTTACAAATACTTTGTGGTCCATGCAACCATGGCAAAGGTAATTGGGACATGACCGACTGGCGTGATGCCGAGCCGACCCAAGAAGTGCAGCTAAAGGATGTAAAGCTGCGTATCTTCTGACCGCTCATCGACCTGACGAACGGTATGCACAAACGCATAAAACTGTGGTTAAATACTCCTACCGACAAGGAGATAACCATGGACGAAATCATCAAACAGCTTGGCGATAAATGGCCATTTAAGTACCACTACTGTGAAGACGGTGAGGTGCTTGAGAAGCAACCCGTGGCCGAGGAACCTATTGAAGAGGCGCCGTTCTGATGGACCGCGAAGACATCATCCGCATGGCACAAGAAGCCGGACTCATAAGAGCAGGTGAGACCTACACTGAGCCAGCGCGTTGGGGGATAACTGAAATAACGGACTTCTACAACCGCGCCGTCGCTGCTGAACGTGAAGCGTGTGCGAAGGTGTGTGAAGAGAGGCAAGAAGTTTTTCAAAGGTATTACACCAAAGGTCTTGCAGCGATGTGTGCGGAAGCCATACGAGCAAGGGGAAATAAATGAACCGCGAAGACATCATCCGCATGGCGCGGGAGGCTGGTTTGTACGTTGGGCGAAACATCTCCGGCGTTCAGTTGGTAGGGAGTTCTTACGAAGAAGGTGGGCTCCTTGTCCACTTAGCTGTTGAGGAGCTTGAACGCTTCGCCGGGTTGGTACGGGCTGCCGAGCGTGAGGCGTGTGCGAATTTGCTTCTGAACGTAGACCTTAGCTCGATGGATGCTGACCATCGCTTGCAAAGCTGGACTGCAACGGTGCTGCTGAATTTTTCCGATGCCATCAGAGCAAGGGGTGAGACATGAATAGTGAGGATGTACTACGCATGGCGCGGGAGGCAGGGTTTGAAGTTTACGAAACCGACGTATGGATAACCGATGGCTGGTGGCTAGAGGAGCTTGAACGCTTTGCCAAGTTGGCAGGGGCTTATGAGCGTGAGGCCTGTGCAAAAGTGTGTGATGTGCTTGCCGTACATCCTGAATATGCGTCAGACATTACAAAGTTGGCAGCGCAAGCAATCCGAGCAAGGGGAGACAGTGAAACCAATCGATGAGACGTATCTAGCATGGGTCAAGGAACAAAAAGAACCCTTCACATCGGAGCAAGTAGCAAAACACTTTGGCGTGAGCAGAACCACAGCGACAGAGCGTATGAGAGTTTTAGTAGGACTGGGATGTGTTGTAGCAACCAAGCATCCCATCAGATTTAACCAGTTGCTTTACACCTATAAAGAATTTAGTTGGCACGATCCATTCAACCTAGCGAGAACACTATGAACCTAGAACCAATCATGAAACTGACCAAGGACCTTAAAGTCGCAGCCACGCAGCTGTCTGATGATGAGGCAAGATTCCTGGTCGATTACTACTACATTGCCCAAGAAGACCGTAAGCGTTCCACGAACCAAGTCCGGGCGCTGGACGAATCGCATGAGCCAAACGCTGTGATCGGCTGGCTGGCGGCCCAATCCGAGGGTCTGGAAGGGCAGATCAAGAAGGCGTTAGATGTTTACACCCAGAACCACATGATGGGCGCATGGATGCGTGAGATTGTCGGCATCGGCCCGGTCATTTCTGCTGGCTTGCTGGCGCACATTGATATTGAGAAGGCTCCTACTGTTGGACACATCTGGCGCTATGCTGGTTTAGATCCCACAAGCAAATGGGAGAAGGGTCAGAAGCGCCCATGGAATGCAGGACTGAAGACGCTTTGCTGGAAGGCTGGTCAATCCTTTATGAAATTCTCTGGCCGTGATGACTGCTACTATGGTCATGTATACCGGCAGCGTAAGAACTTTGAGATCGCACGTAATGAGCGTGGCGATAACAAGGAACTGGCAGCCACACTCAAAGAGAAAGTAGCCAAGACGACTGAGGCTTACAAGCACCTATCCAATGGTGTCTTGCCCCCAGGTCAGATTGATGCACGAGCAAGAAGGTATGCGGTGAAGCTCTTCCTTAGCCATCTCCATGGCGCTTGGTATGAAGCTCACTTTGGTACGAAGCCGCCATTGCCTTATCCGATTGCACACATGGGCCATGCTCATTTCATACCGTCACCTGTTTAACCGTTGTTTTAGAGAGCACCAAAGAGGTGAAGTGAGTCATCGAACAAGAGAGCACCAAAACCTCAGAACGAGTCAAAGCGCTTGAGAGAACCAACAATCTCGAACGAGTCATTCTGATTGAGAGAACCAACTGAAGAGAGCGAGCCGGGATTGTAGAGAGCACCATATAGATGAGAGCGAGTCATTTTTGAAGAGAGCACCAATCACTCTGAACGAGTCACTAGCGTCGAAAGAACCAAGGAAATCGAACGAGTCAGCACACAGAAGAGAACCATCCCAGGCAAACGAGTCACAAAACCAGAAGAGAACCATCCAAGACGAACGAGTCAGAGAATCCTGAGAGACCCATACCACGAGAACGAGTCAATGAAGCCGAGAGAACCAATTCAAGAGAACGAGTCAACATGCGAGAGAGATCCAATGCACCAGAACGAACCAAGACCACTGAAAGTTTTACTGTTGATAGAGTGAGTCATGTCGGGTAAGAGAGCCTGCCAGCAGGAACGAGTCAATTAGTTTGAGAGAACCATAAAGTGCGAACGAACCATGGATTGCGAGAGAACCAGTTCACATGAGTGAGTCATTGACGCAGACAGAACCTAGTCAGCCGAACGAACCGAGTGCGAAGAGAGAGCCCAAGCGGTTAAGTGAACCACTCGAGCCGAGAGCACCATTCGCTCAGAGTGAGTCAAGCAAGGAAAGAGAACCAGGCGCGAGGAACGAACCATGTACCCCAGAGAGATCCATGCCATGCGAGTGAGTCAGCGGCAACGAGAGCACCAGAAAAACGGAACGAACCATCCATCTCAAGAGAACCAAGGGAAGGAAGTGAGCCAAGTTGGCCAAGAGCACCAATTCGGCCGAGCGAGTCAGAATAACTGAGAGAGCCACGCCCCGCGAACGAACCAAGAATATGAAGAGAACCATCGGAAGTGAGTGAGTCATAAGACCAAAGGGAACCACGAGTAGAGAACGAACCAGAGATCGCAAGAGCACCATGGTAAGAAAGTGAGTCAAATAGTTGAAGAGCACCAATTGCACTGAGCGTTTACTAACTAAGAGAGAGATATGGAAAGACACCAGTTATCAGCAGCATTCCCTGACATGCCCGATGAGGACTTCCAAGACCTATTGGAATCCATCAAAGCCCATGGGCAGCGTGAACCTATCACCACGTATGAGAACAAGATCCTGGACGGATGGCACCGGTTCCGTGCCTGCTTACAACTAGACATCAATCCATCCTTCCATGAGTTCGATGGTCAAGACCCTGTGTCCTATGTCATGGACCTGAATCTGCACCGCAGGCATCTATCACCAGCACAAAAGGCCATGGCCGTGGTCACTTGTAGTACATGGACAGGTGTGGGTACCCCCCTACGAAAGTATCAAATTCCGCCCATGGGCGGAATTACTTCCAAGGAGATGGCTAAGCGTGCCGGGGTGGGTGAGCGGTCGGTAGAGCGGGCCAAGAAGGTTGTGCAGTCAGGCGACAAGGAAGTGATAGAGAAGGTCAAGAAAGGGGCTATGAGCCTTCGTGAGGCCATCAAGGTCGTAGACAAGGAGGAACCAGAGAACGTGCCGCCAGCGCCCGTTAAACCGGTTCTGAAGTCAGCCGTGTCACAAGACAAACACGAAGCCCTGCGCGTGGCCTATGACGAGTTAAACGAGCAGTACCAAGAGATCCTTGATAACTACCAAGAGCTGGCCAAGGAAGTGTCCATCCTTACAGCACTCAGGGATACCGAGCACTACCAGGTTATGAAAGAGATGCAGTCCACGATCGACAACCTTACTGAGGCCCGAGACAAGTGGCAGCGGGAGTGTGCTGAGCTAAAGAAACAAGTTCTGTACTGGAAGAAACAGGCGGGTAAATGAAATACCTATCCGTTTGTTCAGGTATTGAAGCGGCCACGGTTGCTTGGCATCCGTTGGGCTGGAAGCCTTCGGCGTTTGCAGAAGTGGATAAATTCCCAAGCAAAGTGTTGGCACATCACTACCCAGATGTACCGAACCTTGGCGACATGACGCAATTTAAGGAGTGGGATATTGGATCAATTGACCTTCTTGTCGGAGGAACCCCTTGTCAGTCCTTCTCAGTTGCAGGACTTAGAAAGGGATTGGATGACCCGCGTGGCAACCTCATGCTTACATTTCTTGCCATTGCTAAACGATTTAGCCCCCGTTGGTTGGTTTGGGAGAACGTCCCCGGGGTTTTGTCCAGCAATGGAGGACGAGACTTTGGCTCCTTCCTCGGAGGGTTGGGGCACTGCGGGTATGGGTTCGCATACAGGGTGCTTGACGCTCAATATTTCGGAGTGGCCCAGCGACGCCGTCGTGTGTTCGTTGTCGGATGTCTTGGAGACTGGCGATGTGCCGCAGCGGTACTTTTTGAGCGCCATTGCATGTCAGGGAATCCTGCGCCGAGCAGAGAAAAGGGGAAAGTTACTCCCACCCTCTCTTCGAGCGGCACTGGAGTCAGTCGTGTCGGATTCAATTGCGAAGAACAATGGTTCATAGAAGCGCCAGTGGCCGCTCGCATGGTTTCGTTTGGTGAATATTCAATAGATGGGACAGCTTCATCTATGAAAGCGCGTGATTACAAGGATGCAACGGATTTGGTGGCGCAGCCAATTGATTTCCGCAACTTTCGGTTTCACGAAGGTAAGGTTGCAGGAACAATGCAGGCGAAAGCTACTGGCGGATACAGCTTGAACTACGAAACGGGGGTGATGCAGCCAATCACGATGCGCGAATCTGGTCATGGATATTGGATGAGAGATGAAATTGCTGGAACGCTACGAGCAGAAGGAGAAGATCGTCCAAGTAGGCCTAGCCATGCCATCATGCTTAACACTATGAGAGTGCGCCGCCTTACTCCAATGGAGTGCGAGCGTCTGCAAGGATTTCCCGACAACTACACCAATATACCTAGTGCAGCCGACGGGCCGCGATACAAAGCATTAGGAAACTCAATGGCAGTGCCAGTCATGCATTGGATTGGAAAGCGCATACAGATGGTGGAGGACTTATGCTGATCGAAAGTCTGCGTGACTACCAAATCAAAGCACTGGATGAACTGCGTGATGGTGTCCGCAAAGGGCATCGATCGCAGATCCTGGTAGCGCCCACCGGAGCGGGCAAGACTGTGTCCGCTAGCTATCTACTGAACGAAGCAAGGGCCAAGCAGAATGTAGCTTGGTTCATATGCGATCGCGTATCACTGGTAGATCAGACCAGCACAACGCTGGATAGATATGGCGTACCGCATGGCGTTATACAGGCAGATCACTGGAGGTGGCGCCCCTATGAATATGTGCAGGTTATATCAGCACAAACACTAGCGCGTCGTAATGTCGATAACGCTCCAAAGCTTATAGTGGTAGATGAAGCGCATGTATTACACCGCTCAGTAATTAATGCTATTGAAAAATACCCTGATGTAATTGTTGTTGGATTAACTGCAACACCATTTACCAAGGGATTATCAAAGATATTCAGCAACGTAGTAAACAGTACAACAACCGATAAACTAATTAATGACGGTTGGTTAGTGCCAGTTAAAATGTTTGTAGCGAAGTCCGAGATGGATATGCGCGGCGCCGCGGTTAAGTTCGATGGCGAGTGGGCAGAAAAAGATATGGAAAAACAAGGGGTTGAGATCGTTGGCGATGTTGTTACCGAGTGGGTGCAAGCAACGAATAAACACTTTGGCGGCCCAGTTAAAACCATTGTATTTAGTGCAACCGTTGCACACGGTGAGGAATTATGCAGAGAGTTTGCACAGAGGGGTTATAACTTTCAGCAGATCAGTTATAAGGACGGTAATAATGAACGGCGCAGGGAATTAATCGATGAGTTCAGAAAACCAGATAGCGAGATAATCGGATTAATATCTTGTGAAGCATTAGCAAAAGGATTTGATGTTACAGATATTAAAATCGGTGTGTGTGCAAGGCCATATAGAAAATCATTATCGGGCCATATTCAGCAGATGGGCAGGGTCATGCGCCCGCATCCCGGCAAAGAATACGCCGTGTGGCTTGACCACTCTGGAAACCTTCATCGTTTTTGGAACGATCAGGTAGATGTATTTGCCCATGGTGTACAGGAACTGGAAGACGGAAAGCTGGATGCCAAGGTACGCAAGGAGCCGACTGAGAAGGAGAAGGCAGAGATCAAATGCACGGCTTGTGGGTACATGTTCCGCGGCCGGGTGTGTCCATCGTGTGGAGCAGAGCGCAGGTCCATGAGCAATGTGCTTTCGGTGCAGGGTCAGATGGTGGAGTTTGGCGGCACCAAGTCATCTGATTGGATGGCGGACAAGCGGCTGGTCTGGTGGGAGATTGTGCAGATCAGCAAGGACAGGAAGCGCGGGGATCTTGCGGCGGCCGAGCGGTTTGCCAAGGCTCAGTACAAGAACCTGACGGGGGATTGGCCTAAGTGGAAGTTCCACGAGGCGATCTTTGTGGAGCCCAGGATAGTTACGCAGAACAAGGTCAAGCAGCAGGTCATTAAGTATGCAAAGAGTAAGTTTGCAAGGAGATTGGTATGACGCCACAGGAAATTGTGAGGGCGCTTGAGGCCAGAGGCATGACACATCACCAGATTGCTAAGTCGATTGGTGTAACGCAGTCATCGATATGGCGTATCGCCGCGGGGATAACGACAGGCCCGAAGTACTGGGTTATGGATTCATTGAGGCTACTACTTGGGGGGAAGGTATGAGTGGGGATCACAACATGCACCAGAAGGACAAGTCCTATCTGGATTTTGAATGCCCAAGGTGTGGGCACTGCTGCCAAAATAAAACAGAAGCTATGCAACAGGCGCTTGATATGTTGAACGAAATTGCGGATGAAGTGTATTGCGATCAAAGAGTAGAAGAAGTCATCACCGCGCTTGAACAGGCTCTGGAGGCAGAACGCAATGACCTAGCAAAGGTTGGCGTATGGGGCGAAGTCAAGCCAATCTACAAAATAGAAGGTGTTGGCGAGTGCGGCTTGGACTTGGGGCGCAGCCCAGGGGTTGGCCCCTACTATGTCCGACTCTACGATGGCAGATACGATGCTAGTGGCTTTGACACTGAGCAAGAAGCAAGGGAAGAGCTAGAGTACGTGGCCGGATTACCAAGGAAAAACACATGAGCTTTGTTGCACATGCACAGGCCCACGGTCTGATCATCAACCATGCCATACCTGATGGCCGGTGGCATCGCGTACCCACGGTAGATAAGCCACGTAAGAGGAATGGTGCTTACATCTTTGATGGCAACTCAGGAGTGGTGAAGAACTGGGCGACCATGGAATCCTTCGCACGGTATGGGGAGAAGGTCAGTCAGTTCATCAAATACTTTGACGATGGTGAAGAGCGTATCAAGCACGCACGGGCGGCCAAGCAAGCTCAGGAGCTGATCAATAAGGCGACCATGGCCACGCATCCCTATCTGAAAGCCAAGGGATTTCCAGATGCCAAGGGGCTAGTGATTGGTGAAGAGCTGATCGTACCTATGCGGGACATAAACACACAGCGGGTGGTGGGCGCCCAGAGAATCCAAGTCAGTGGTGAAAAGCGCTTCATACCTGGTACGCGTGCGAAAGGCGCGGTGTTCGTGCTTGGTCGGGGCCGAGAGCCGTGGCTAGTCGAGGGCTATGCTACCGGGCTCAGCGTGCAAGCGGCGTTGCGGTTTTCTGACGTGCGGGTGGTGGTGTGCTTCAGCGCGGGTAATCTGGGGCATGTGGCAAGGATTACGGGCGGGCGCATTGTTGCCGATCATGACGCGAGCGGCACGGGTCAGCGGGTTGCGAAAGCTAGCGGGTTGCCGTGGTGCATGAGTCCTACGCTTGGTGATGATGCTAATGATTTGCATGTGAGAGCGGGTCTCGGTGCGGTGCGTTCAATGCTTCGTCAATGTGTAATCGGCTAGAGCGGCGGTTATGAGCGTTTGCGCGGTGTCGTCGTCAATGCCCCATTGCCGGCAGTGAACGACAAAGGCCGCGGCCAGTGCGGCGGCGGCGGTTCCTGGATGCTGGAATTGCTCAGGCAAGGCCGCGAGAATCTCGGCCATACCTGCGTTTAGTTCTAAATAAGGGTTCATCCGGGCGAGTGTATAGCAAGCCCATAGAACAGCAAGCTGCCTTCACATAAAACCATGCCGGCGGGCCCGTACGGGTCAGCGATTCTTCGGTCTCGTCGGCTGACCATCTGAGCGGCGTATAAAAGCGGGTGCTTGTCTGCTGGTGGCGTGAAAACCTGAAAGCTTCCCTTCTCGGCTATAGTTCCCGAAAGCCCTTGCGGGTGGCGTGCTCTGTATTCATCGACTAAGCGATAAAAAGCCCTTTCGGGCTCTTCCATGCGGGCGAAAGTAAAAAATGGGCGGGCTTTCATGCGTTCGCCCTTTCAAATTGCTTTGCCTTCGGGCCGTGAACGACTATCACAATGCTGGCGGCGGTGGGTTTTAAAGCCCCATCGCATGCGCCGCAATCGATACATTGGCGGCCCTTGTCGGACGGGCATTCGATTTCGTGCTTGGCAATCGGCTGAGCCCGGGTCTTAACCCTGAAGTATCTCCAGCCCATCGCGCGCGCCAGGTCGGCATCGGCGGCGGTCTCTACTGATGCCATGCACAATTCGCGCATCGGCTGGGCCCATGCTTCGCGCCATTGGTGGGTGTATCCAGTCCAACCTTCGGCCGTTTCGAGTAAGCGTAGCCAATACTGTAAAGGGATCATTGCAGGGTCGCCGGCTGCGCCTAAGCGCACCATTCGCCCCATGGTCAAGCGGCGCATAAGTGCAGGCTTGCGGCGCAAGTCCATATAACCGCCTCGGGCGAAGGTTTTCCATACGTTCGATGGTGCTTTGCCCCACTCGATATAGCATTCGGCGTGCATCGGACAATCGCCACAATAGGCGCGATCTTCGCCGGTAGCGCGGGCTGCGAGCGGGTGCATGTCTTCGCGCAAAATCCATGTCTGAATCATGTTTCCCGTTTTGCCGTTCGCGCTTGTAAGCGTGGCAATCCCCACGATGGGGGTGCCGTCGATAGGGCTGCGCCCTTTGTAAAAAATAAAGCCTCTCATAATTTTTCCCCCGCTGCTTGCCTGAGTTCCGAAAATTTCCGCCTTGTGTCGCGTATGCGGTTCACGAGCGCGGCCATCTCAAAATCGTAAGCAGTGAAAACAATTCCGCCGCCATAGGCGCGGCCCCGGTAGGCGCGGCCCCCGTGGGGGCGTGCGCTATGCACTGCCATCTCGTAGCGTTGCAAAATTGTGTAGTCGGCCCTTAATTGGTCGGCCATTTCGGGCGGCTCGCAGTCCGTGAAATGCACAATGTGGCGCGGGTTGCCGTTGATGTCGTTTTTAATCCGTGTAAAGCGTTCGTTCATGGTTTTCATCCTTAAAAATTGCAGCAGCCACAGCAGGGCGCATCCTCGCAAAGCCCGGCCTTGTTTCGGTAGTAGTCGCGGCCGGCTATGCGGTAATGGTCGGAAACGGTTCGGCGGCCGGACATGTATCGCCCCACGGCTTCGGCAGTTTCCTCGTCAAGGTCGGGCTCGATTTCATGCGCGAGCCATGCGTGCTTGTTTCGTGGGTCGTAAGCGATCTGGTCGCCGGGTTTAATCGGTGCTCCCGATTGAGAGCGGCCGGGATAGCGGGCGGTGATTAGTTTCATGCTTCGCCCCGGTCGTGGTATTCAATCACGCTAACATCGCCGGCCATGACAAAGCGAAGCCATAGCCCGTTATGCGTGGCCATATCCCAGGCGCGAGCGCATGCGTCAAAAGCGGCGTTTTTTGCTTCGTCCAGCGTGCGGGCGGTGTAACTGTTAACAAAATCTCCATCGCCATCGATGCTTGCAATGCATATGGTGTAAGTTTTCATGATCAAAGGTTCTCCACAATATCGCCGCAAGCGATCCACAAAATGCGGTCCAGGTTTGCGTCATGGTCGGATAATTCAACCTGATCCCATGCGCCATATTCGCGCAACACTTCGCGCACGCGGGCGGGGTCCAGGCGATCGAGTTGTTTTTTGATTGATGGCAAGCGGCGCAGTTCGGCTATATCCCGATCACATTGCCCTTGATGGTGGCCAGTGTGCGCTTGTGCTTTGGTGATTTTTAGTTCGATGAACCCGTGAGAGTCGGTCCAGGTCATGATTAAACCCCATCGAGGGCCATCTGGCCCCGGTTGCGGCGTTCGGCCGGTTTTGCTGAAAGCTTCACGGTGTAATAGGGTTCGCCGGTGTGCGTGTGCGCGGTTATAAGCTGGCGCGATGGTTTGAAATGCTTAGCGATTGATTGCCAGTCAATCATAGTCTTGCCGGCGCAATGGCTCACGGCGGCGCGGTGCAGGGTTCCATCGATGGCAGGCAAGCCTGCATCGATCAGCGCATCGCGTAATCCGTTTTCTTCGTCTTTCAATGCGGCGATCTGCGCCTTGATGGTGGCCATGCGATCGACCACGGCGGCCAGGATAACGGCTGGGTTTGTAGGTGCGTTCATTGTTTGTGCTCCATGGTGTAAGTGGCTTTAAAGATGGCGGCGTTAACCGCATCGAAAGCGGCATCGATTCGCGCATCGTCGCCTAAATTCCACAAAAGTACTTCCCGAACCTTTTGCAGCGCGTCGAGCATGTCGGGCGCGGCGGTCATAAGCTCCACGGTTTCGGTCATGTCGGTATGTCCGGCGATCTCTGCAACCGTGTAGCCTTCATCATCAATAATCAAGGCCTGGCGGCGGTCGGGGCTAATGTCATAAGTCCAGGGGTTCATGCTTGAGCCCTTTCCGCCATGGTGCGATTAAAGCGGCCGGTAATGATGACGCGGCCCCATGAGGGCGGATAGCATGCGGCCCATGCGAGCGCATCGGCGTAGGTGTGCGCCTTATGGGTATAGGTGCGGTCATTGGATAGCACTCGCACTGTAAAGGGTGCAAGCCTAAGGGCTAAGCGGTTGAATAGTTTTCTCATTGGTTCTCTCGTTGGTTGGTTGATTGGTGAAAGCTCACCCCAAAGCCCTGCACGCAGGGCGATGGGCTAAGCTCTCGATGGGTCGAAACGTGGCAGCGATCTAATCCAGGCATCACCCCGGCAGTGGGTCTCGATGATTTTGTAAGCGATACCAGCGCGGCTAAGGGCTGCACAAAAGCGCGGGCCGTCGCAGTCCTCCTCGAGCCATACTAAATCCCCGGTCTGGTATGAGTAAGGGGAGATATGCTCGAGCAAGTCGAGGCGGGCAAGCATGGCGCGGTCGGCACTGATCCAGCCGTGGCCAGGGTCTTGGATGTAGTCAAGGGTAAGCATGGGGAAGTCTCCAAGGGTTGTTTAAACGTTCAATGGTGCAAGCTTGGCGCGGGCGTGTTCGTTTGCTTCATCTTCAGACAAGCCACAAGCGCGGGCATCAAAATAAGCGTCTGCCCAAACCCGGCGGCGCTGGTTCTCTGCATCGGCCAGGACTTGATCGAAGTCGAAGGGCTCGCCATCGGGGAGTTCAATCAATGCATCGGCCGGGAAGCATGGATTACATTCGCGCTCAGCGTACAGGGCGGCAGCTAGGCGAGTGCGTTTCTTTTGAAGGTCGGCAAAGCTGCCAACAAGCGGCCAAGCAAAGGTATCAACGTCGCCGGCGGCATAACGGAAGATCAGAAGGGAAGGAATAGCCGGGTCGTCATAGATTCCGCCACCTTCCCAAGTGTCATGGCCCCCATGGGGAAAGCTGAGTAATCCGTCGGTTACTGTTAGGCGAAAGGTTTTCATGTCGTTTGCTCCAGGTTGTGTAAGGGGGGTTGAACTGCAAAGCAAAGTATCGGTGACAATACATCGGTTGTCAATAGCCAATTGTCAGCTGTAATCGACCATTCGTCGGCGACAATCGGCCTTTCGGACGGACGGTTGACTACGCCCGATAAACGGTCATAATCCGTACTCATTACGTTCACAAGGCGAGGGAAGGTCAAAGCATGGCAAGCGAAGGCCCGGAGCTACCAGCGGCAGCAGTGAGGGCTATAGGCCGTGGGGTGCCAGCGGATAAGGTATTGATGCCAGCAATTGACCTAACACCAAAGCAGCGCAAGTTCGTCCAGGCGATAGCAGAGGGATCGACTAAGCGGGATGCGTACATTCAGGCCTACGATACAAACGGCAACCCAAAGCAGGTAGGCGTTGAAGCTTGGGCGGTGGCCAATCACCCAAAAGTGACCAAGGCGATCGAGCAGCAACAAGCGGTCGAGCGTCTGAGGTATTCGCAAAACCCCCTACAAATCCGATCTTTCCTTGTGGATTCCCTTCAGCACCTTGCCCGAACCGCAAGAAAAGACAGCGATCGCCTCCAGGCATTGCGTATGCTCGGCCAGCTTGCCGACGTGAGCGCCTTCGAAACCCGCTCAGTGGTCACGCATCAAACCGGCAGCGACACCACGGCCAAGCTTAGGGAAAAGCTAGCCCGACTCGGCGGGGTGATCGACGTTGAGGCGCACGCACGCACGGACGCGCACCCACCCGCACACGCGCACGTACGCGCACACGCGCAGGCGCACGAGGGCGACCCCACCC